AGGATTGAACTTAAGAACCCTGCTTCAACGAGACCAGTTCTAGGGTTAATACTAAGAGAGCCACCATGCCGCATGGCTAGGTACTGCAATCCTTGGACTTCCCGAGGGGTCATGTGGACAAGCATCTTGTCTTGACCACGGCCTTGAGATTGAACCTGATTGGCTAACGAAGTAATACCGCCTTGTTCATAATTCATAACCCGACCCCCCATGCGCCATCCACCATCGCTATCGCTATCGCTATCACTATCACTATCGCTATCATCACCGGGAGCATCATTTGCATCAACCCCTACGGTAGATTCAGTGCTGTAGCCTCCAATACCCGCCCCAGAATCACCCATAGCGCTACCGCTAGTATCGGTACTTGTAGAAGGGGCGCCAGTAGTAGAAGTGGCGGCATCAACGGCGTCAACACCTACAGCCTCAGCAATGCCCATAGCAACATCTACAGGTGAAACTTGTGTCTCTTCCTCTGTTTGCTGTTGATTCATTTGTGTCAAAGCAATGGTTGGATCCGCAGGTACTGGGTCTATTGGAGTAACTTGTTGCGTGTTTGTCCGGCCTAAAGCGGTAGAAAGACTAGGATCAATACCTTGGGCAACAGTTTGTGCTTGCGCCACGCCAACGGGATCCATCATGTTTTGCATCATACCTAAAGACGTTAACCCAAAAGCCTGTTGCCCCATCTGAGTAACTGCCGCCATCGTTGGGTTTTCAGCGTAGTAAGCCGCCTGTTCGGTAGGTGTCATTTGACTAAACGGGCTTGGGTCTGCTTGATACCCACCATCCCCAGCGTAATCGTATTTCTGAGCCGCCCCCATTTGATTGGCCTGTTGCTCTGGGGTAAGCAAGGTATACGACTGAGTAGCCGGATTATATGAATATCGGGGTGGGAGGGAGGCGATACCGTTCATAGCGTGATTATCCTGAATTCGTCAAGTGAAGTCTATGGGGTTGAGGCCGAAACGTAGGTTATAGAGCCAATGACCGATGGGATGGCTGGGCGGGCAAAGGGTGAGACTTGGGTTGGGCTGTGGAATAGATAAACACCATTAGTAGGGGTGGTGGGATTACCAGCCAGATCTGTTGCCCAATACAACTCAATTTCGTCCCCAATATCTATTTCAAAAGTAATTTCAGAATAGCCAACAACATACCCCTCTTCACCCGGACTAGCGCTTTTACGGGCAGGAACGGTAAAAATTGTGGCTGAATTAGGTACATCTACGTTATTAACCTTGAGCCAGACGGTAGCGTAGTGAACAGCGTTTGCCGTATTTATAAACTGAATACTATAAGTAATTTTATAAACTCCAGCATAATCAGATACAGCAGATCCGGGCGCATTTAGTGTCCATTCATAACCCGAATCAAGGGTATTAAAACTAATCTGAGTAGCAGTATTATTTCCTGTAGCCACCTGATCTGTAGAATCCGATGCGGCTATGTGTGGGAATATAATTCCAACTCCTTGACCATTTAGTGAGGAATTAACGGAATTTAAATACCCATCCAACAAATTAAAGTACAAACGTAAAGTACGAATAAAATCCGTGTGATATCTTTGATCATACTCAACTGGAGGTACCGGTAACGCAGGAGCAATAAAACTTTTAACTGTGCTCATCGCTTACCATCCACACGAGCATCTAATCTAGGCACACCTAATTGCCAGTTAACCCCCAAGTCCTCTGAACTAATCTTTAGCGCCATCTGACGGGCACGGGCACGGATAAATACCTGCTCCGTATAAACATCTACCGCAGTCTCAATTACTGGCTTGGAGTCCGTAGTGCCCACAGGTTGAAACCCCGACCCGGGGAAGTTACGGGGGCGGAGTTGTAGTGTCACCTCTGGTTGTGCGGCAGTAGACTTAGCAAAATTAATATCGGGCAACATACGACGGGTCAACATAAACTGCTCACCATCACCAAGATCAAAGTCAGATGACTGGATGTAAGCCGCTATTGGAGCACCATCCGCATCCAAACCGTTTTCTTGATCATAGAGAACCCCAGTGGTAGTTCCTAAAGGTGTATCAACCGCCACAGGATATTCACGCAGGGGGCTATCTAACCAAGCAGTACGATCAATATTTCCATAGTACCAAATACGCTCAAGGTAGTTATAGATTACGTACCGGTTAGGGTAAACAGAGTTAGCACTTGGGTACATCCACCAAACTTCGTTCCAACCCTCGTTTGTGCCAGAAATAATAACGTCTGCTTGGTTATAGTTAATATCTTGATAGACAAACTGACGCAAGGTGCAGGGCAACGTTTCGACACGGCCTGAATAGACATAAAACTTGTCATGCCCCATCCAGTAAGTGACGTTATTTACGGTTACAGTAGCCCGTGAACTTAGAATAGAGACGTTGTCTGCTAATTCTTGCAGTCCAAATACATCCGTGGTTCCAAGGAACTGAAACGAATAAAGGTGAGATTCCGTCCACACCAAAATTTCTTGCCGTGTGGGTAGAGCGCGAACAATCCTCGAACCCCTAGAAACCCTTATAAATCCCGCAGAGTTGGTAGGCGTCGGAGTCCATTGACCCGGATTATCCTGATCAGCCCAGCGAATAAGAAGGGGGTCAAAATCAGCCACATTAGTAGAACCAAAAGGCACACTCCCAAAAGCGAGAAGATGCTTATCGTTCTGTGATACAAGAACCTGCATGGCTTTAGTGGGTACTGCATTGGGGTCATATCCATCTGCTGTAGCCTTTGCCGAAAGAAGAATTGCGTTAGTAGAAAAGGCCACTGTAGGATTAGCAGAAGAGCCTCGTACCCAATAATAAATTTCTCCGTCTTGAATATTGGCAACTAAATCGTTGTCAAGGTTGTCATACCACCAAAATCGTCCCGGTAAAACAATCGGGGATATACCACCAAGACCCCATTCAAGACGACCCCAAGTATCAGTACCCCAACCATACCCAAACTCTCCACCAGAAGGAGCAATATTTATTTGATATTTACCAATTGTTAAAGAGCCCCCATTACCAACATCCGATGCATCAGCCGTTACCGGAACAACAATTGTGTATGCATTAGCGTTAATTACCGTAGTAATTTCATACCCTTGATCGGCGTTTAAAATTGCCGCCGTGACGTTACCACCCAAAGAAACGGCATCAACAAATTGAACGTAATTACCAACAGTTGCCGGTGCGCCAGTATCTAAAACTGTTATAGTAGAAGACCCATTGGTTGCAGTAAATGTTACGTCCCCAGCAGCGGTTGTTTCTTGGAGGGGGGTGATGTCATAAAAGTATCCACCAGCCTCTAAATACAACTTTATATTTGTCCCAACGGCTAAAAGGTTGTCCCCAAAAGTCGTTACGTAATTAAACAGTTGTCTGCAAGTCCCCAGAAAAGTATTTGGCGTAGACTTAACCCAACCACCAATCTTTTGGGGGAAACCCGAAAGGAAGCGAACCTTATCGCACTCGTACCAGCCACCTTCGTTAGAGTAGTTGGTCTGATCTCGGTTAACTCCGGGTCGAAATTTTAAAGGTATGAACGGCATATTTTCCTCACGCTACAAGTCCCGGCAGATACACTGTTTTACCATCTTTTTTGGTAGCCGTTAAGTTCTGTTTCTTGAGATTAGCCGGGTCGTAGGAGACATGAACCCAGCCCGAATCAGGCACGCCGGGGGTGTAGAACTCAAGTATTAACTGGGTGTAGGTTAGGTTATCCATGATCCACACGGCTAGGTCTGCGTTGGCAATACCGGGAATCTCAATGTCAGCGGCTTGTCCCTTACAATGGTCGGACGTTTTGGAGCCACCCACCCTTGCGTTGACTTCGGGGTGCCTGAATCCTGAGTTGACCTTAACTCCGGTTTGGAAGTGGTCACGGACGGGCTGCAATACCTTTTCACAGAGTGTTTTAAGATTAGCAATCTCAGCCTCCCCGGGTGTGTTATCCATGTCATGACGCAATGCAGTATCAGACTTAACCATCTCAGCAAGGGTGAAGTTGGTAGTCAGATTCATTTTTGCTTGGCCTTCATATCCATGATCTTCTCAAGCGTGCGTCCGCCAAAATAGAAGGACATAATCAGCATCCCCCACTGGCCCAAGAGTTCAACGTAGTTATTATTAACTTCGATCTCCCAAGCGCTCATCATCCCAAAGACGGTGTAGGTCAGGAGGATAAAGATCAGCGTCATAGGCCGGATGTTCTTGGATAGCCAAGAGTCCGACTTCATGTCAGCCTCAGCCCGTTTGGTCAGGTTATCTTGCTCGTTCATGTCCGCTTGAAGTTTGGCAAGTTCACCTTTTTGTTGCATCTCTAGGAGCATGGCCTGCGCCTTGGCACGAGCCTCTGGGTCTGGGAGAACCTTGTCGAGAACCTTCTCACCGATGGATAACAAAGCAGCGACTGGGAACATTATTTTTTACTCCTTGAAAGCATGGTTGCGGCGATATTGAGCATCGCCCGGGTTTGATCTAAATCAGCGGGGGGCTTGTCCCATCCCACGGTAATCTGCCCTATGAACCGACTCGGCTCAGGTGGGATACTGATCCTGCACCCAAACCGCATACCCTTCTCGATGTACCAAAGGCCAATCTCAGACTGTGCCGCCTTGTACTCACCACATGGAACGTTGCCAGCCATGAGCGCTACTACATCCTGATTATTAGACTGATTAGCGGTAAAGAGTCCTACGTCCAGTCCGTCGTTAGTTTTATCTCTACCTTCTTTGGTATACGCCCGATACTGCACCCGGGTTCCCAGCAGGGGGTTTACCTTAAACACCGCCACGGTAGTCGCACCCGTGGTCTTAAATAGGTGGGCTACAGCGTCCTCAACCCGGTCTTCCACGATGTCTGGCAACTTCTGGTGCTCTTTATAGGTGCCTACGATCAGGTCTTTGTTGTCGTACAGCATCCAGCCACCGAAGGCCAACACCGCCATTAGGATCAGGGCAATGAGTTTGAACGGCGAGTCAACATACGCCAACACCTTAGAGAGCGTGTCATTAGCGTTTAGTTTCTCAGCCATTACAGATGACCTTTCATGATGTAATA